CTCGCTTCATTACGCACTCACTCATCCCCTCGTTTACTCCACCCTCATTATTTCGAAAGGAACTTACAAATCCCTCCCTATTCCTTTCGATAAAATGAAAATTGCTCGCCTGGCTCAACCAGACGATGCATTTATTCAAGATCTCGTTTTCTGCAACATCCCCCCCCGCTTTGTTAATGCACGACGAGATATCCACGATTACTTTCCCAAACGAAGTGAAATAACTGACGATTACCTCTACAACGTTAGTTTTATCACTCCAGACTACCAAGCTGAATTCGCTACCGCGTTCATTCGCCCTCTTGAATCCGGTCGCTTTGAAAAGCGTATAGTTACGTCCACTGATCTAAGAGACGGCACTCACCTCGACCTTTCCGTCGTTGATGCTGTCTCATTTCCAGGACTCTCTCACGCTGGCCAATGCAATTCGCTTTACGTTACTGACAATCCCAAAATCACAAAACCTTGGTTCGCTACCCACGACGCCGGTGACAAAATGTCCGGCCGCCAATATGCTTCTCTGCTTTTCCAAGAGCTGATCCAAATTGGCCTCCAAGGTGCTGAGCCATCTCAGCAACCCCTCTCCCATCCTCTCACTTCCGAGTCAATCGCGACTTGGTACGTGGCTGGAACCGAGCCCGAAGCACGCTTTGTCCCTAAAACTACTTTACCTGTGGCTATGTTGGATAAACCCTTTAACCATCATATAAACCACAAAAACGACATCATTCGTACCCCGTTGTTTCCGCTCGAGAAGCCTACTAAGAGCCCAGCTTCACAATCTGTTCAGGCATTTGCCAACATCATTGAAAAGCTAAACTCTCCCGACTTCCGAGTCATCAACCCCATGTATGACATCGTTGCCTTAAAGTACCAGCGTCGCTTGCTCAAGATGGTTCCAGTTACCCCGATCCACCTGAGCTTGGACCAAGTCCTTAACGGCCCCAAATCCTCCCTCCAATCCCATCCTATGCGCCGCCTCACCTCCGCTGGTTTCTTAAAGCCTCTCTGCTTAGGAAAACCAGGAAAAGCTGCGCTTATCTCCGAAGACCCGCATGGTTTTAAAACCCCAACTCCTCTCCTCACCACAATACTCGAAAACTTCTCTAAAGAAGTTGATGCTGGCGTTCCCGCCTCTGTCGAACAGATCAACATCAAGATCGAATTGCGTACTAACGATCGCGTCGAAGCTGAAAACTCCCGTGGTTACTTTGCAAACGATCCTCGAGCACATATCACGTGTTCTCAGGAATTTGGCGCATTCTTTGCTGCCATGCAGGCCAACCCCCTCCTCTCCCGCTGCGTTATAGGCATTGAACCAGGATCCTCTTCCTGGGGCAAGCTTATTGGTTCCCTTCGTTCCAACGGTTATAATCTCGTTCAGGCTGACATTAAAGCCAACGACATACGCGCCCATCGTTATTCCATACTTAAGGTCTTCTCCCTCATCGAAGCCTGGTATCAGAAATACGATACGCGTGACCCCATCACGAAGGCGTACCACACCAAACGCCGCTACCACCTCACTCTCTCCGCCG